CAACCAAGACACGCTGGCGAACGCGCTTGAAAAAGACTTCAATCATTATCTAACAGTCACGGCTACAGAATACTACCCCGATACAGACCGCATGTTGCTGATGCTCGGCTTTGGCGGCACGGCGTTCAAGAAAGTCTATTCCTGCCCACTCCGCAATCGCCCTGTCAGTGAGCATGTGGACGCAGAGGATTTGATCGTCAACAATGACGCGACAGATTTGCGCAACGCCAAGCGCGTAACTCATCGCGTGATGATGAAGCCTTCGACCGTCAAGCGTTTGCAAATTCTAGGCGTCTATCGCGATATAGATTTGCATACGCCGATGATGGCAGAGCGCGATGCGGTCAAGCGCGAGAAGATGGCGCAGCAGGGCGTAACAGAAACATCAATGCGTCCCGATGATCGGGATCGTGAAATTTACGAGTGCTATTGCGAGCTTGATATTCTTAGTTTTGAACACAAATCTAAAGGCAAGATCACGGGATTGGAAATTCCGTATCGCGTGACGATTGATGTTTCGACGAAAGAGATTTTGGCGATTGTCCGCAATTTCGATGAGGACACGAAGGAACTGCCGGAAGCGAAAGACACGTTCGTTAAATATACGTTCGTTCCCGGTTTTGGCTTCTACGATATTGGCCTGCTCAACATTCTTGGCAACACGACTATGGCGGTAACAGCCGCTTGGCGTGAGTTGTTGGACTTGGGCATGTATGCCAACTTCCCCGGCTTTTTGATCGCCGATATGGGAATGAGGCAAGACACAAACATTCTTCGCGTTCCTCCAGGCGGCGCGGCCAAGGTCAAAACAAATGGACTGCCGATCAATGAAGCGGTAATGCCGCTTCCCTACAATATGCAGTCCGCGCCTTCGTTGATGGCGTTGATTGAAAACATGGTCGAAACAGGCCAGCGCGTCGGCGGAACGGCGGAAATGCCGGTCGGAGAAGGCAAATCTGATGCTCCGGTGGGAACCACGCTTGCGTTGATCGAAGGCGCAACCAAGATTTTGAACAGCGTTCATAAGCGGATGCACGCCTCGCAGGCGACGGAATTGCAACTCTTGGCTGAGTGCTTCCGAGAGCATCCCGAAAGCTTCTGGCAGAAAAATAGGAAGCCGACGCGCAAGTGGGATGAGGATACGTTCTTACAAGCTTTGGACGATTGCAATTTGGTTCCGCAAGCCGATCCGAACACGGCGTCTCAGATACAGCGTCTTATGAAGTTGGCGGCGCTGAAAGAATTGCAGGCTCAATCGCCTTCGCTGTACGATCCGATTGCGATTGACCGGGCTTGTATTCAGGCGCTAGGCTTTAGCAATCCCGAACAGTTCATGGCTCCCCCGAGCGCGATGGGTCAGCCGCCGCCAGAGCTTACCAAGATGCAGCAAGAGGGTCAGGCCAAACTAGACGAGGCGAAGGCAAAGGGCATTATGGCTCAAGCCAAGTCGGATGAGGTCAAGGGTAAGATTGACCTTGAAAAGTCTCGTCTGCAAATGGATATGGGCAAGGGAGACGGCGGGACGCAGCCGCTCGATATCGTCAAGGCCAAAACAGCTTTGATGGACGCCCATACGAAGGCCAAGCTTGCCGACGTGGATCAGGCGGATTTGGCGTTGCGCGCCAGGAATGAGCAAGCAGACCGTTCGAGTGCCGAGCATTTGGCGACGATGAATTTGGCGAAAGAGATTATGATCCACAACAGCACGCAACAGCATGAGAACATGCACAAGGCGGTGGATTTGGCGCAGCATCAGGGCGATATGGCGTTTGATGGAGAGCATAAGGTTGCGGATCGGGATGCGAAGGGCTCGCTGGAAAGTGAGAAGCTGAAGGCCATGAGCAAGGCGAAGGGTAAGCCCAATGTTCCCGACTGATCCTGACAAGGCCATGCGCCAAGCCATCATGATCGCCAAGAGGATCAAACGCGCCCCTGGCGGATCGGTCTATCTCCCCGGCTATGGCATGGTTCAAATCCCGTCATGGACTGTGCCAACGGCTTCGACAATCCCGATCAAGCCGGGCGCAAGTCCGTTTACGCCGAATGGCAACGCTATCCCAAACCCGACGTTGCCTACGGCTGCGGCTTCGACGCAAGCGCCGTCCGCTTCTCCATCTTCTCCCGCGCCAATAAACGCTGCCGTGCAAAACCCTATTGGAGGCGGCTCCGCGCCTGCTGGAGTATCGGGCGGCAACGCGCCGTCAACTAGCGGTCTTGGCGTTAATGGCATTGGCTCGGACGCTGCGGCTTCTGGGGATGAAGGTGTGGGGATTGGCGGGAGTTCGCCATCTGCGCCCGCGCCATCTGCGCCTGCGACTTCCTCTCCCGCCGCTCCCGCTTCCTCTGTAACGGCGAACACCGCTCCATCAAGTCCTGCGCCTGCGGATACCGCGCCTACTACCAGCGTTGCGCCTCCCGGCGTTGTATCGGGAAGCGTTACGGGCGTTCCGGCGACAACGACTGATGGAATAACAGGAGCAAATGCGGCTTCTCCTACTTCGCATTATACCGATGCTGCGGCTGCGGCTGATGCGGCTACGGCTGCGGCGCATATGAATGCGCTTTCCAATCCGAACGCGACGGCTCCTACCGTGTCACCTCCTACGGGTAAACTTACAAATCAAGACCCGACATATTCCAACGATCAGGCAATGGCGACGGCGGATGCATCGAGTATTACCGCTCCGACAGTTTCATTGGCTCCTACGCCTTCGGTAACGGAAAGTCCGCTCGGCCCTGTAGGCGTTCCTGCGGCTCCCGCCGCGCCTGCCGCGCCTGCCGCGCCTGCCGCGCCTGCGGCTCCCGCCGCTCCCGGCGTTGCTGCTGACGGTCAAGGCGGCATAGGTTCAGATACGGGCGCTGCTGGCCACGTCACGACTGGAATGCTTGCTCCATCACTATCAGCCGCACTTGCTCAAGCTATGGCTCAATCGCAAGCTATGGATGCTGCGGTAGCGAATATGGGCGTTACAGCGAACGCCGACAACGGCGTTACGTCTCCCGGCCTTGGCGTTAATGGCATTGGCTCGGACGCGGCAACGTCTGGAGACGAGGGCGTAGGCGTTGGTAATGCGGTCGGTACAACGGCGGGTTCCGATGCGGCGGCTACAACATCGGACGGCGTTGCTGGCGCTAGCGCTGGCGATACTGGTGTAAGTCCTGGCGTTGCGGCGGCATCGGACGGCGAAAGCGGAGCAACCGGCGCGGCGGCGGGAGACGGATCGAATGGCGGCGATGGCGCAACGGGGGCGGGTTCGGCAAGCGCGGGCGATGGCGGTGGCGCAGCATCTGGTGCGGGAGACGGAGGTTCTAGTGGCGCTGCGTCCGGTGCGGGAGAAGGCGGGACTGCGGCGGCTGGCGGTGACAGCGGCGGGGATAGCGGCGGCGATAGTGGGTCTACAGGCGGCGACGGTGGATCGTCGGGCAGTTCGGGTGGCGACGGCGGCGGGTGGGAGCGAGGCGGCTTTCTTCATGCCGAGATGAAGGTTTCGCGTCGTCATAAAGCGGATGGCGGCGATGTTGAAAACGCCGTGAGATTAGCGCGTCAGGTTCTCAAACGAAAGAAAGCGGCTTAGCCATGCACAACGGAGATACGCAAGATTTTGGATGGGCGCTTGCCGCTTTAAAGCGCGGCGAACGGGTTTCCCGTTCTGGTTGGAACGGAAAGGAAATGTGGCTAGCTTATGTCCGCGCCGGATGGTCGGCAGACCATAATGTTGCGGCGATTGTTCCAGAAAGCACTTTGCCATTTATCATTATGTACACGGCTGACAAAAAGTTCGTCCCGTGGCTGGCGTCTCAAACCGACGTGTTGTCGGACGATTGGGGTTCTGTTTCTAAGGGATAAAAGCCATGTCTGAACACGCCGATAAGTACAACAGTTCGCATCGCAAAGAGCGCGTCGAACACGTCCTCAACTCAACCAAAGGCGGCAAGGTTGACGCCTCCGGTTATGAGGTTCCTGGCGAACTTCATACGGAGGAAAAAACCGGGCCATGCCAGCCTAAGCCTCGCGCGTTCGCCAAGGGCGGAAAGGTCGAAGGCCACAAGGCGCATCATCATGCGGGGCGGAAGTCTCGCGGCACGGGCGGACCTACGGCGGCGCAACAGCTTGCTCCGAATGTCCCGACTGGCGGACTGTATGGATCGGGGTTCCAGCCTACGCACGCGGGCTTGATGGCCGGGGCTGGCGGGTTGAAGAAGGGAGGTATCGCCAATGAGGTTACGGGAGTTCGCATCACTGGCGACCGAAAGGCGCGCGCGGATGGCGGGGCGGCCAATTTCCACGCTACGCGACCAGGGGATACTACTCGGAGCTTCCCTTCATATGAAGAGGCTCATCGTTTCGCGATGAGAGAGGGCGACAGAAATAAATTATGGCAGATTAGCCCTAGACCAGAACAAACGCCTAGCGAATCCTTGCCACCATCGGATCGCAAAGCTCGCGCCGATGGCGGCAAGGCTCAGCGACATAACGGCGAATCGAAAGCGGAATATCGTATCGACGAACAGGATCGCAAAGCTCGCGCGGAAGGAGGGCGTGCCGGCAAGGGCAAGACGAACATCAATATCATTATCGGCGGACCGAAAGAGGACAAGCCGCCTATGGGTCCGCCAATGGGCCCGCCCATGCCGCCTCCGGGCCGTCCTCCTATCCCGCCGGGCGCTATGGGCGCTATGCAACCTCCCGGCATGGGCGGCGGTCCTGCGGGCGCTGGCGGGCCTCCTCCTATGCCGCCGCAAATGCCTCCGGGAGCGGGGCGGTAACCATGAAGCGCGATGGAGATTATCAGGTCAGGAAAGATGCACTTTCATTGGCTGCCGAAGCCTTCAAATCTGGGGCTGTAAATCACGAAAACGCTTCTAGTGATTTATGGTGTTTAGCTGTGTTTTTCGAAAGTTATCTGCGCGAAGGTTCGCGTGGAACGCGGCGGGAATTTGGCCCAAAGGGACCGACCAGCTTGAAATTGGCGTCTAAAAGATCATCGATAGGATGTCGCAACTAATGTCCCTATCCTATTCCGCCGCCGTCATCAAAGAACACGCATCAATGATTGAGCAAAGCATTGATGACTTGAAAAGCGCCCTCGCTAATCGCGGGGCTGTTCCCGATCATTCAACTTACAGTTTTTTGGTTGGGAAGATTGAAGGGCTTAGGCTTGCGCTTGAGCTTTGCGACGATGCTGTGAAGAAGGTTAACGAAAACTGAGAGGCTAGATTATGCCCGCGATGGTTATGCAGCATGAAATCGATCCAAGAGAGGCGCTTATCAAATCTCTCGGCAATTTGGACGATGTTGACATTTTCAACAATCAAATTCTCGTCGCCGTCTATCAGCGCGGCGCAAACGGTCCTAAGAAAACCACAGGCGGGATTTTCCTGCCAGATCAGCACTTGGAAGAAGATCGCTTCCAGTCGAAAGTCGGCGTCATCGTCAAAATGGGCGAAAGCGCATTTCACGACGCAAGTGGCGTTTGGTTCAAGGGGATCAAGTTTAATCTCTGCGATTGGGTAGTTTATCGCGCTTCTGACGGTTGGAGTTTGTCGGTTAACAAGGTTTTGTGCCGATTGCTTGATGATACCGTTGTTCGCGCTCGCATTCAGCATCCCGATATGGTTTGGTGAGCAAGATCATGGCCGAAATCAAAGAAGTTGACGCAAAAGAGCCTGAAATCATCGTCGAAGAAGCGCCCAAACGCGCGGTATCGACCGAAGAAGGTATCGACGAACTCAAAAAGCAGCTTGAAGCGGAGAAGGTAGCTCGCGCAACAGCCGAAAGAACGGCTCGCGAGGCCGCCGCACAGGCTCATACCGCCAAAAACGAAGTCGCCGATACGAATTTGCAACTCGTCACGAACGCTATCGAGACGGTCAAGGGCAATTCTCTGCAATTGAAGTCGGCTTACGCCGCCGCAATGGCGGCGGGAGACTATAACAAGGCCGCAGACATTCAGTTGGAAATGTCTACGAACGCCGCCAAGCTTTTGCAGCTTGAAAACGGCAAACAGGCAATGGCCGAACGGCCAAAAACCCCGCCTCCCGCCATTGATCCGGTCGAAGACTTGTGCGCGAGGCTTCAACCGCGATCCGCTGCATGGGTTCGGGCGCATCCTGAGTGTGCAACCGATCCAAAAATGTTTCGAAAGATGATTCGCGCGCACGAGGACGCGCTTGACGACGGATTGACGGCAGAATCCGAGGATTATTTCAAGGCGGTGGAGCGCAGACTAGGCTACGGCAAGGTCGAACAGGCTGAAGATAACGAAGACGGCACGGAACTGGCGGCAAAAGCTGTTTCGAGGAGATCTTCGCCGGCTGCGGCTCCGGTAAGCCGATCATCGCCGTCGTCGAATGGGTCAAGTCCGCGAGTTATTCGGTTGACTGCCGATGAGCGCGAGATGGCCCGGCTTAATAAGATGACGGATCAAGAATACTACGAACAGAAGCAGAAGATTTCCAAGGATACGAGGTATAATTGATGGAAACCGATTACGGCGAGTTGGCTGAAAACGCGATGATAAAAGCAGGTTGGAAAATAAATCCTAATGCAGCGTCGGACGCTCTTAGGGAGTTTGTGCGATTGTATTTGGATACATACGCAGAAACGCAGACACATCCTACCGTTGCTCAAGAGGCGTGGGTCATTATGAAAGCCAAAAACATTTGGCTGGATTTCAACTTTGATGAGGCAAAATAATGGAAGGCGTAGATAGACCGCAAACCTACGGCGAGCGCGCCGTTGGTCTAAGTTTCAATCCGTCGAGCAATGGCGATGTTGACAAACTCAAGCGCCTCTATGCCGACATAATCGACCACATGGACGATTTCCGCAAAGGTTACATCAAGCGGGGAGACAATCCCGAAATGGTGCGTCTTTGCTCAATCGCCATCACCGAAGCTCAGACTGCGCAAATGTGGGCTGTCAAAGCCGTTACTTGGAGGGGTTGATTATGGACGAGAAAGTCAAACCCGCTCAGCGCCCCGACATGCGATCAACCGATCCCCGCCGAGACGCGGCAGAACGAACGCGGCAAATCCTAGAACACGTCGGAAACTTCGGAGAACAGGCCGGCGATTTCGACTTCGATCAATCCATCGTGCCTGACGGATGGTCCTACGAATGGAAAGAGCTAACCGTCATGGGTATGACGAACGCGGCTCGCCAGATTGAGCTTTCGCGCTTTGGTTGGGATCCGGTGCCGACTTCGCGTCATCCCGAAATGATGCCTGTTGGCTCGACGGACAAAAACATCGTCCGTAAGGGCCTGCAGCTTATGGAGCGTCCTGCGGAAGTTACCGATTTCGCCAAAAAGCAGGATTTGCAGGCGGCTCGGACGCAGATGCGATCCAAGAAAGAACAGCTTGAGGGCGCTCCCGTTGGGGCTTTTGAGGGCCACAACAAGGGAACGCCGATGGCGAAGATCAAGAGCGATTTCTCGCTCGCGATGAAGGTGCCGGACTAGCGTTTGACAACCCTCAGAAAACAGTGTAACCGCGTAACTACCTAATTTTGCGTCTAACGCACGTTAAAGCCTCCCCGGTGGCGGCTTCAAACCTTCCCACGGTTCTAGTCGGCCCGGCGCGCGATGATGAGCCTCCCTCACAGGGAGTTCCGTCATGGCGAACACGTTTGCGCCGACTGGATTTTGGCAGTACCAGGGGACCGGCACTACGCCGTCCTACGAACAGACCCAGCTTGCTATCGCGAGCGGCAATACCCAGCCCATCTTTTTCGGCGATCCCGTCACTCAGGCGGTTGGCGCTACCGGCCTCGGAACCGGCTATCTCGTCCAGGGGTACGGTCCCGTCACGCTGACGGTTGCCGCCACGGCGATCACCACGAACGCCACCACGGGCGCTCTGACCGTCACCTACACGGCGACCACGGCGACGGGCGGCGTGGTTCCGACGACTTGGGCTCCCCCGGTTGGTTCAACCCTGATTATCACGGGTTCGACCATGACCTCTGGCAACCTCAACGGCACATATACCGTCACGTCGTCGTCCTCCACGACTGCGGTTTGCGCCAACGCCGCCGCGACGATCAACGGAACTTCGTCCGCGTCCGGTACGGTTACGATCATTACCCCGATCACGGGTATCTTCGTCGGCTGCAAATACCTCTCGACGGCGAACAAATATACGTCCTTCCGCAACTACTGGCCCGGCTCTGACGCCAACGGCGACGTGACGGCTTATGTCATCACCGATCCGAACGCGCAGTTCGAGGTTATGACCGGAAACAGCAACACGACGGCTACGGCCTTCGGCCTATCGAACGTCGGGCAGAACATCGGCTTCCACTACAATCAGTCGGGCGTCACGACGACGAACGGCAACACGGCCAACGGCCTCTCAACATTCCTGGCTGACCAGTATTCCCTGATCGGAAACTCTGGCGTCGGTCCTGCGGGAAATGCGTTCCTACCGTTCCGCATCATCGCCTTGAAAAACTACGTTCCAGGGGCAACCAGTCCTCTAGCGTCAATCAACGGCAATGATTCGACGACGGCTTACAACCGCATCATCGTGGGCTTTAACAACGCCCTTCCCCGTTCCTTCGCCGGCATCTAACTAGGGAGTAAGGCAGATGGCTGTTAACCTCAGTTCAATCAAAGACCTTCTTCTCCCCGGTCTGAGGGGCGTCGAAGGAAAGTACGAGATGATCCCGTCTCAGTACGACAAGGTTTACGCGAAGCACGATAGCAAGCTCGCGTTCGAGCGAACGGCTGAAATGCGATTCCTCGGCCTTGCCCAGCTCAAAACCGAAGGCGGCCAAACCGCCTTCGATAACGGCGCTGGCGAACGTTACATCTACAACCAAGAGCACGTCGAGATCGGCCTTGGCTATGCAATCACGCGCAAGGCCATCGACGACAACGTTTACAAAACGCAGTTTCATCCTTCCAATCTAGGGCTTATCGAAAGCTTCCAGCAGACGAAGGAAATTTACGCCGCAAACACCTTCAACACGGCGCAGACCTATAATACCCAGGTCGGCGGCGATGGCGTCGCGCTCTGCTCCACGGCTCATCCGTCCGACTACGGTTCTCTCGCGAACACGTTCTCGACGCAGGCGGACCTCAACGAAGCAACCATGCTCAACGCAATGGTCGCCGTCCGCGTCAACTTCCGAGACCAGGCCGGCCTCAAAGTCTTCGCGCGCGGTCGCAAGCTGATCGTCCCGCCGCAACTCGAACCCGTCGCCATCCGACTGACCAAGACGGAACTGCGCCCCGGCACCGCCGACCACGACGCGAACGCCATCCATACGACCGCAGGCGGCCTCCCCGAAGGCTACATGGTCATGGACTTCCTCACGTCATCCTACGCATGGTTCGTCCTCACAAACATCGACGGCCTCGCCTACATGGAGCGCGTCAAGTTCGAGACGGATATGCAGGTAGACTTCGTCACCGATAATCTTTTGGTGAAAGCATACGAGAGATATAGCTTCGGCTATTATAATTGGCGAAGCCTGTTTGGCAGTTTTCCTACCTCTTAATTTTTCTTTGTCAGGTCTTGCGTGATGCTTGACGAAACCGACAACTCCGTTTATTGTGCGTTCTCTCTGGAAGAGAGAGAAGGCGCTATGACGAAGTCTGTAAACCTGACCAGAGAGGAAGTTGCGCAGTACATTTCGTATGATCCTGAAACCGGCGTCATGCTTCGCCGAGAACGTTCGGGGCAACGCGGTAAGGTTGGGTCGGATGCTACGACTGTCCGAAAAGCTACAGACGGTCGCGGTCAACATACGTTTTATCGTTGGGTTTGGTTGCATGGTGTACCGATCCCGGCGGCGCGCATAGCTTGGCTTCTGGTGCACGGAGAATGGCCTAAGACTAGGGTTCTATTCGAGAACGGCGATACGTTGGATATCAAGATTAAAAACCTGAAGGAAGGCGAGTTTAAGTCTGTCCGTCTTGAAGGAAAAAAGCATTCTACGCGGTCATCCGAGGATGGCCGGGCGTATTCGCTGAAAAACGTTTACGGAATGACGCTTGGCGAGCATGAGCAAATGCTTGTCTCTCAAGGTAGAGTTTGTAAGGTTTGCGGCAAAGAAGAAAGCCGCAGACACAAGGTTGATGGTTCCGCCGTCGCCCTTCACGTTGACCACGACCACGCGACCGGGAAAGTTCGTGGTCTGCTTTGCCACAAATGCAACGTCGGCCTTGGGTCATTTAACGACGATCCCGCGCTCCTTCGCGCCGCAGCCGATTACCTCGACAAACACAAGGATGCTTCTAATGTCATACCGATTGAAGGGGCCGCCTAAATGAGCATCAGCGCGTTTCAAGGGCCTGTCGTAGCTTATGGGCAAGTTCCGAACTTCGGATATGTCCCTGACTACAACCCCGAGCTTGGACCATCGCTTTCGTATGGCGGCTACCATATCCTTGATCCTAGGCCGGCGTACACCTACGATCCGGGCCAGAACTTTGGCGCTCCGACGTTGGGTTGGTTGGGAACAACCAAGATCAACACGATGAACGTCATTCCGATGACGAAATCGAACACGATCATTGCGGCTGCGGCGAACGTCACGGCGGGAACTGCGATGATGCTGGCCTCTACGACCGTCTCGGGTCTTGCGGTCGGCGTCAATGGCACGCTATTCGGCGGCCTTACTACGTCCTCGCTGACGAACGCTTTGTGCATTGATCCTCTTGTTGCGTCGGTAACGGCGAACCTGACGAGCGGATCGAATGTCATGACCGTTACGGCGGTCGCGGCGGGTGGCGGCGCTTGCTATAATCGTTTGGCTATAGGCATGGTCTTGACCGATAGCACGACGGCGGCGAATATCCCGACTGGCGCTTATATCGTCGGCTACGGCACGGGCAATGGCGGCATCGGAACCTATTTCCTGAGCGCCAATGCGACCGCGACGGCAACGAGCGACACGGTTACAGGCATCTTCACAGGTATTCTTGGCGTCGCGCCGGGTACGGGTCTGCTCGCGAGGGGAACGCTGAACGCTCTCCCCTATGGGTCTGCTGGGACTGTCATGCTTTGGCTTCCCGAGGCCATGTGTTCGCGGGCTATTTCGATCACGTCCACCACGTCTCAGGTGGCGGGCAACGTCTTTACGGTTGTCGGGGCTGATGTGTATGGAACGTCGATGACGGAAACGATCACGACTTCCGGCACGTCGGCGACGACAACGAACGGCGTCAAGGCTTGGAAGTATATCCAGAGCGTGACGCCGAGCAAAACGGACGGAACCGGCTCTTATTCGGTTGGAACGCAGGATATCGTCGGATTTCCAATACGGTCTGACAACTTTACGCCTGTTGTCGGGACGGAATGGGACGTGAGCTTGTATTTCAACTCCGCAGGCATTGCGTCTTCGACCGGATATACGGCTGCGGTCACGACCACGCCAACGGCTTCGACGGGCGATGTGCGTGGGACTTATGCGCTGCAAACGGCCTCCAATGGCACGCTGCGATTGATTGTTACGCAGTCACCTAACCCCGCCGCAATGGGCGTCGGAACTCTTGGCGTAGGCCTGTTCGGCCAGCCTCAGTACGCTACCCTGTAAGGAGGGCAGACACATGGTTGAAGCTTGCACCAAGGCCAAGATTGAGGCGCATATCCGCAAGCATCGTGCGAGCGGCGGCAAGGCGGCTCACGAACAGCATGACAAAGGCAAGGGCGCGGAATCCGCCGATAGCGGCGATGACGACGCCGAGAAGGATTTGAAGGACGATCCGAAGGATATGTCCGCACCGAACAACGTCGGCAAGGAAGCCGAAGAAATGAAAGCCAAGAAGGGCGGACGGATCAAACGCGCTCATGGCGGCAAGGCTCACAAGGAAGTCGGCATGGAGGGCATGGAAGCTCATCATCACGCCGGCCGCAAGCGTCGCGCGTCTGGTGGCGGATGCGAGGCCAGTCCGTTCACCTCGGCTTTGAAGGGGACCAATCCCAAGGGACGGTCTACCGAGCGCGAAACCAAGGGCTACGACGAGTAAGGACAGCCAATGCGCCCTGTTGTCGTGACCGTGGGGCCGCTTGTTGCGGCCTCCGCGAACAATATCGCCACGTCTCAGACGATCCCTACGGGCGGCGGTACGGTCGCGCTTAATGGCACGTTGGCGTCCAGCACGTTTGTCGGGACAGGCTCGATTGGCTCGGGCAATGTGCTGACGATTTCGGCTGTGACCTCTGGGTATCTCAATCGCGGGTTTCTGCTCAACGGCCTTGGTGTTTCGGCAAATACCCAGGTTACGGGCCTGCTTTCCACCACGACGAACCAAGCCGGGACTTATACCGTTAGTGCGTCTCAAACGGTATCATCGACCACGATCTACGGTAACACCGTCGTCACGCTCGATACGGCCAGGCGCATTGGGATTGCGTCGAACGGAAACGATAGCGGAATTACGTTCACGATTACCGGCTTGGATTGGGCTAACGCGCCTATTTCGGAAGTTGTGACGGGAGCGAGCGGGGCTACCGCATCTTCTGTTTTGGATTATTTGGTTGTCTATTCCATTGTCGCGTCTGCGGCGACGGCTTCGACGATTACGGTTGGCACGACTTCGGTTGCGGGTTCGCCTTGGATCAGGTTCGACGAATGGGCGCTGGCAGGCGTTACGGCTCAGTTTGTCGCGGTCGGGACCGTCAACTACACTTATCAGACAAGCGGGGATGACATAGAGTACCTTGTAAGCCGGGCTTCTTTCGTGTGGGATAGCACGGGCGTTTCAACCAACGTTGTCGGCGCGACGACTACGCAGACCATAGCGGGCAATCCTCCTCCTCGATATGGGAGAATTTTGCTCAATAGCGGAACCGGGTCTGTTCGAGCGAACATCATGCAATCTGGCGTGGCTCCCGTCTAATGGCGTCGTCGAGCGGGACTTACTCGTTCAATCCGTCGATTGCTCAACTTACCATCCAAGCTTTCCATATGTGCGGCATTCGCCCTACGGCGTTGTTGCAAGAGCATATGGAAAGCGCCAGAATGGCGGCTAACTTTGTCTTAGGGGATTGGGCGAATAAAGGCGTCAATCTCTGGAAGGTCGCGCCAACTACAGTCAATTTCGTTCAGGGAACCGCAACATATTCGGTCAGTCCGAACTTGGTTGAAATCCTCGATCTCTACATGACCGTCCCTGGCGGCGCGGCGAACACGAACCGCTATCTTTTCCCTGTCTCTCGGACGGAATATGTTAGCTATCCAAATCCGACGCAGCAAGCGCCGCCAACGGTTTATTGGCACAATCGCACGTTGACGCCGACTATCAACTTTTATCCCGTTCCTGACGGTAACGAGGTTTCGTTCACTTATTATGCCGTGTTGCAAATTCAGGATGCGGCGTTCACAAATGGTCAGGTGGCGGACATTCCTTATCTTTGGTTAAATGCTTTTGCTAAGGGTCTGGCGGCTGAGCTTGCGATTAGCTGGGCTCCAGAGCGCGCAATGGGACTTTCGGCGGCGGCTACGGCGGCTTGGACGGCGGCGGCATTGACGAACACGGAAAATAGTGATTTTTATGTTTCTCCTCAACTATCGGGGTACTATAGGTAAATGGCTTACGCCAGTCGCGCCGGCAGAGCTAGAACAAATGCTCGCTCGCCGGAAGCGCATGCTATTTGCGACCGTTGCGGATTTCGTTATAACCACGTCGATCTAAAGTATCAGTACGACTGGAATGGTACGAAGCTGCAAAATCTCCGCATTCTAGTTTGTGATCGGTGTTACGATACTCCGCAAGAGCAAGCCCGATCTATTTTTATTCCTGCCGATCCGCTACCTATTATCAATCCAAGGCCGGAGTTCTATGTCGCCGATGAAGGGCCTCAAGGCGTAACCTATTCGCCAACAGGCTATCCAAACGAGCTTTTGTTCCTTTGCCAGCTTAGCAGCATTGGCGCGCTTCCAAACCTACCTAGGACGCCTCCTGCTGGCGGTGGTCTGTATTGGGTCGATACGGCTAATCCATATTCTGCGAACGGCGTTGCCGGGGTTCTGTGCGTAACGGCGGGCGGTCGATATCCATTGCCGACGACCGTCCCGCTCACTTCTGGAACCTATTGGAGTGACGGCGGGGTTGTCTCTGTGACGCCGGGAGGATCATACACAACGGTTGTACCGGCCTCGATGCCGCTTTACCCGAATAGGCTTTGGATCAATGGAGGTATCTTTTGCGTAAGCTGACGGTTTTTGCCGCTTCTTTGCTCGCATCGTCGGCTATGGCGCAAACTTATCCGTCTCCGACGTTCAACAATCTTACGGTTACAGGGACGGCTACATTGCCTGCCGGAACGGCGGTGTCTAATGGCGCTACTCCGCATTTCGTAAATACACCCGCAGTCCAGGCAATCACAAACACGACGTTGTACCCGGCGATCATTCGTGACAACTACGCGACCTCAGGCGACGGCGGGACTGCGTGGTATAACCTTACAGTCGGCGGAACGTGCGCCAATGCTGATAACGGCGCGCAAATCCAATCTGTAGCAGGATGCTATGTCGCGGACTTTAGTAAATTCTCGGCGACGCCTAACATTTGGGGCGCGCCAACGGGTTCTGCCTCGACAACGCAATTCACTGCAATCATGGCTGCGCTTGGTACGGCCGGCGGGACGCTGCATATTCCGGCAGGGTTAAACTACACGGCCTTCGTATCGGTTCCGGCAGACGTGAGGATCGAATGCGACGGCGACAGCGCATCCGGGTTTGTTGCGCCGTCGATCAATGGAACTCCAGTCGTCACGCTCAACGGAAACCACGCCGGTATTTATCATTGTTTGGTGAACGGCGGGGCGCTCGCGCCATTTACCCGGCGCAGCGATGGCATCCTGATTAACGCGGGCGTCCAGTTCGCGGAAGCGAAGTACAACGAAGTCATAGCTACTTCTGACAACGGGATCGAAGACGCAGGTATAAACACAGACATTGATGCGAATTACGTCCATGATGTTTTTACAAACTGTTACTACTCCTTCGGCACGCCGGGGCAGTTCGCGCAGGACGGGAATTGGCACAACAACGTTGCGCGGGCGTGTTCAAAGATCGTGCCATTTGTAGGCCAGGGATACATCAGCGGGACCACGCTAACAATCCTGTCTGTCACATCGGGACAGGTCGCGGTCGGGATATCGCCGATAACTCAGGACGTCGTGACGGGGGCCGGCGTCGCGGGGTCAACGAACCTGACCTCGGTCGGCACCGGGACCGGCGGCGTTGGAACCTACACCGTCAACAACTCACAGACGGTTGGGTCGGCGGGGTCGCCGGTCGCGATCACGATTACTTACCCGAGGCTCTGGGATGGGTTCGATCTCGACCCGTGTCATTCCGGGTTCAAACTCTACAACAATCGGGCTTACGGGAACGATTTCATCATTGCCGGGGCCTATTCCGCGCCGTCCGCGACTTGTGGCTTGGCCTTCGGCGATCAGATCAACGAAAATTGGTCCTATAGCAGCGTAGAGAACGGCATCGCGCTGCTCGGGCAACTTCGCGACGAGCAGGTCAACGGGAACCATGTCATGACCCCAACGGGTTGGGGTATCTACACTAACACCGCGGGATACGCGCAGTCGCGCATTGCGCTCAACCACAACACCGTCGTCGGCTCGACGAAGGACGGGATTTATCTTGCGAACTTCCTCAGTGGAGTGACAGGCGGACCCGTTGACTGGGATATAAGCAACAACCACGTCGAGAACGTCGGGGCGACTTTCAGCGGGATCACGATTTCCAGCGGGGCGACGCTCATCTACGGTACGGGGAACGTCATCATCCCCGGATCGGGCGCTTACGCGATTGATAGCTCCGCTGCGGGTGTTGGCGTCGCTTTCACCGGCGGCTCGCTGACCGCAGGCGGAACGGGTATCGTCAACTACACGACGTCTGCGCAGCAGGCTTTTGAGTACATTCCAGGGTTCAACCCTACGGGGTATCTGAGCGGAGCGCCGTCGATCCCCGCGACGACGGTTGCGCAGACGAACACCTACCCGTTTCCTGTTAGCATCTGCATCACCGGCGGCGCGGTTTCGGCGCTTGCAGTTGGTGGAACCACAACGGGTTTGACGATCGGTTGCTTGACGGTTGGCCCAGGGCAGACATGGACGCCGAGCTATACCGTCGCGCCGACCGTCAAGTGGTTTGGGCTATGACAAATCCTAACACAAATGCTCTGACGTATAATATGTACGTCACGCAAATATGCACGATGGCAGTTCTAAACTATTCGACGGTCGGAGGCGTGGTGACGCCCGTTGACACGGCTGCGCAGGCCATGATTCCGTCTATGCTGAATTATGCCGAGTTGCGTATTCAGCGTGATTTAGATTTGTTAAATTCTGTCGTTGTCAACATGACTTATAATCTTACGGCAGGAACGAATACGCTTGCGGTTTCTGTTAATGATCTACAGACGATACAAACGGTTTCTTATACGAGCGGAACTTCAAATGTGCCGTTGTTACCTACGTCAAAAGAGATAATTCAGAACACTTATAACGACAGTTCCTATACTGGTCCTCCTTTATGGCTCGCGGTATATGGTGGTGATCAGGCAACTGGTGGTAATACATCGGCAAACCTGCTTTTTGGTCCTTACCCTGACCAGAACTATGCCTTGACGATTACGGGTACGCAAAACTTGCAATCCCTTTATGCGACCGCTGGCACAAATGGGGCCGGAACGACGTATATATCAACAAATTACCCTGATTTGTTGATTAATGCTAGTATGGTCTATATTGCGCAATTTCAAAGAAACTTTTTACCTACTTCTAATGATCCAGAAATGCCGGGATCGTACGAAACTCAGTATCAAACGCTTTTGGCTAGCGCAAAGGAGCTTGAGAATAGAAAGAAATTCCGCGATGCGGCTTGGTCGTCGCAATCGCAATCGCCCGTAGCGACGCCGAGTAGATAACTCATGCCTCATAACGCGCTGAAAATCACCGGGGGAGTCGTAGTCAACGAGACAAATGCCCTGAATTCTGCTGGGATTTCTCAGACGCAGCTTGTGCGGCTCAAACCCGATCCGCAGGGGCTTACCCTAGTCGAAAAACTCGGAGGTTGGGCGAAGTTCTACGCGACGCAGATTACTTCGGTTGTCCGCGCGATTTGGGGTTGGGAAGACACTAACGCAAACAAATGGATTGCCTACGGGACATCGAATACGCAATCAACGTCGTTAGTCGCGATAACCTGTCTTACCAATGGCTCTGGGATAACTACCGCATCTACTAATGCAAATAATATTTATGATATCACACCTAAAGTCTCATCTGGCTATACGCGGGTAAACTTCGTCGCTGATCCGTCAGGATTTATAATTATAAAAAACAACTCTACATCTCCTCCAGCTGGAGTTACGCAGATATATGTTAGCACTCCCGTAAGTGTCGGCGGATTAGTAATTTTTGGTTTATATAATATATATTCTATTACCGCATTTGATATATATATCTATGCTTTAGACAAGTTGGATAATATAATTTATCCAAAAT